CGATAAGCGTGTGTGCCCGGACTGCCTCGAGACCACGAGCCTTGCCCATTTGGTCAGTGGCAGCGGGGTGCACGTGGACCACTGGCGCCGTGGCAAATTGGGCTGCCACGACGCCGGCGTGCACGGCCTACCGGACGATATGCGCGGAAGGTGCTTGGCGTGCAGCCTACACCACGTCCCGTATAGGAGGGCATGCTCCGCCTGGATCGCTGATTCCGCGAAGCTGCAGCGCCTGCTGGCCGAAGAGTTGGTCGGGGCCGATGAGGCCTGGGCCGCTCGGTTTACACAAGCCCACCTCACAAGGCTCACGGACGAGGCGCTAGTCCTTCACGTGGTGGCATGGTTGGTCAAAGCGTTCACCAAGACCGAGGTGAACGTGTACCCACCTTCGAAAGCGCGGCTTATCCAAGGCTACGGCCAACCGGCTGCCCAATTGGTGCACGCGGTCCTTACCTTCGCCATTCAGCACGTCGCCGCGCGGTACCACAACGACCCCGAGGCAACCGGCTACCCAGCCGGCCCTGACGATGTCACCGTCACAGACAGGATGTTCTTCGGCTGTGGCATGCGGCCCGATACACTCGCTGAACTCCCCCAGCGGATGATGGACAGCATTGACGGCGAGGTGGCCTGCCCTCGCAGTTGTTCTTGTTATTGCCATGTCGACGAGGTTGCCCCCGGGCACATCACTTGCCGCTGCACCGAGCCGGAGGTGCACTGGGTCGAAGCGGACTGCTCCAACTACGACGCCCACAACTCAGCCATGCACTTCTGGGCGAGCTGGACGTTTTACCACTCGTGTACTGCCGTGTTTGCCCCTGAAGTCCAGCGGCAGTACCTCCAGTTCGTCATCGATTCGTTCGCTGTCACGACCTCTTACACCTTAGACGAGACCCGGTTCTCTGTCGACGTGTACGGCACGACGAAGAGCGGCCACAATGATACTAGCCTCGGTAACACCCTTCGCGGTATCGCAATGTGGCTGGAAGCCTTTGACGCCGAGCGCAACCTGCGTGGGTCGGCGGAGTGGCAGAGCCCGGCTAGGTACAGCTGCGTCGTGGCCGGCGACGACAGCCTGGCGGTGCAACGCAGCTGCTGGACCCCCGCCCACGCAGCCGAACTTGGGCGACACGGCATGAAAGTCAAGGAAGCAGTTTGCAACAGCCATTACGACGCCTCTTTCCTCAGCTCCCTCTGGGCTTACACACCCGCGGGAGACGTCTTTATAAGTAAGCCGGGCCGGCTGCTGGCCAAACTCTTCTGGGCTCACCCCTTCCAGGGCAGTGGCGACAACGCCGCGCGACGCCACGCTGCGGCGGTCGCAATAGGGGTGCAGTCAGCGTCCCGACTCGTGCCGGGGCTGCGTGAGTTCGTGCTGCGGGTCTACGACCTCGGCGTGGCCGGCGAACCGGTCCCGGCGTGGTTCCGCTGGAGCCCCATGATGCATGAATGGGACCCAGTCCGGTATCGCGACCACGCTTGCAACGCTTGGCTCCAGGAGCGGTACTCGGTCAGCCCCTCCGAGATCGAGGAGTTCAAACAGATGCTCCTCTGTGCGAAATTCGGTGAATTAATAGCGTGCGAGTACACGCGGAAAGTCATGCTGCGTGACCTCCCAGACGCGCCTGAAATTGAGAACGCCCTCGACGACGTCCTGGCTGCGCCAGACGTCGCCCTGGCCCCGTTCGCCCCGTACTGACTCGCTGCCGCGGGTGGTTGGCCCCCGCGTTGCAATAGGCCGACTAGGCATAACGCCAAGGTTGAGATACCTCCAGTGAATTCTGGAAAATCCGAACAGTCTTTCATGGCGCGCAAAGAAATCAAGGTTCGCGTGTCTGCGGGTCGCGCTACTCGGCGCCGCTCCGCGAGCGCCACCGGCCGGCGCCGGTCCACTAGCCGCGGTGGCAAACAGCGACGAGGAGTTCGAGGTAGTTACCTCACCCCAAAAGAAGCAGCCATCGCCACTGCCGCAGCCAGCGCCGAGGCGAAATTCGCCCGGTCCCAGGCCGTCGGCCGATGGGCCGAGCGTGCCCCTCGACTCCAGGCCACCGCCCTCGACCAGTACGTCCTCGGTCTCTACTGTCCCGAAGTGGAGTCGCGCGGACCGTGCCTCGCGCCGCACAACACGTTTTGCACGACCCACAACACTAACTTCACCGTCAGCAACACAGACGCCGCCGGGACTAACTGGCAAAACATGTATGTCGCAATTGGCGACTGGCGGGCCGTAACGGTTGGTGGTGCTCAGAGCACGATTGGGTTTTCCGCGCTGAACAACTTCTCATGGGAGACGCAGGCCACCTTCGGCGCGGTCAGCAACGGTGCCGCCATGGTGGCCCGGGCAACAACGACAGCAGCCATTGGCCAGGCAGGCGACGTGTTCACCCTGAGCACGTTCCAGGGTTGTGTCCCGGTCGCAGACGATTTTGGCGCCCGTGCAAACGGCAGGTTTGGCATGGTCGCGAACTGGGACTCAGACACATGCTTGTATTCTGGCGGTACTGCCGGGCGCAACAACGCCAATCCGCGCCGGGTCGTCGGCCTCAAGGTCGTCGTCGTCCCGGTGTCCTCCCCCCTCAACATTCAAGGCAGTTTGCGCGTCGGGGACAATGGCACAATTGCGATCGGCGCGCGCACTGAGGCAGTCACCACCACGGGCAGCAACGGCCTCGTCGACGCGGTTGTTACCAACGACGTGTTTGACGTCCCGTGGCCCGACTCATATTCCGGCTACACTGGATTCACTCGCGACCCCCGCATCAAAGAACTCGGCGCCATACAACCGGGCGCCAAGTACGAGGCGTTCTGGGTGCCTACCGCTGAGTCACAGGTGCAGTACGAAGACGAATCGGAGGGGGGCACCTGGACCTTCCTCGAGTCGCGAACCTCCCCGGTGACTGGGGCGATCTCCACGATCGGTGCCCCAACCGCCTCCTTCCCGTGCAACGTGTTGCGCCGCGGCCCCGCCGTCGTGCTGTGCTTCAACGGACTTAGCACGACCACATCCCAGAGCTTCCAAATTCGCGCAACGCTGTGCTACGAGCACACCGTGACACCCTACGGCAACGCGAACTTGTACTCCTACTCGCGGCGCGCCCCATGGTTCCCGCTGCCCTGGGACAGAATGGCCGACCTTCCAACTGCAGCCTGTGGCGTTGGCCATGGCATTATCGCTGCTGGCCGCGCCTTGGAGGAGCGTAACGACTCCATGCGCGTCGGCCCGCAGCCAAGCATCGCGCGCGCTCTCCTGGCGTACACCGGGGCAGCCGCGCCAGTTACTTACAGCCCTGGTGTCGTCAACCCCAACGGCGCCCCCCCCATCGTCGGAACCGGCGCTGAAGGGGTTGTGGCTCAACACATAGCGGCCGCCACACCTAGCGGCGGTCGCGGCGGCTGGCTTTCCCGAGCCGTCGGCGCGCTCGGTCGTGGGGTCACTGCGACCACGAGCGCAGCAAAACACGCAGCCATGTACGGCATTGAGCACGCCAACGACATCTCACTGCTTTACCAGCATGTGCGAGGCAGTTCGGCGGGCCAATTGGCCGCGCGGGCGGGGCCGATCGTCGAGGAAGTTGCCGACGCTACGCCCTACCTTGCCATCATGGCCGCGTAAGAAGCACCCAAGTGGGTGGCCGACCTGGTTCAGGCAACGGCACGCCACGAC